CCTTTAGCTTTTGCTTTTCTTTTTCTTAACAAGATTGGATCTTCAGCTTCTGTTGCTTTACTTTGAGAAACTTCTGCAGTAGTTGGTGCAGTTACTTCTGGAGCTTGCACTACTTGACCACTACTTGGTGTTGCGCCACCACCATCACCACCATTACCAACACTAACTGTTTTTGTTGGTGAACGCATGGGAGTTACTCCTGCTGCTTGACCTTCATAATCCATTTTATTAGCTTTAGATTTTTTTACACCTCTAACAATAGCACCTACTACTCCACCACCTTTAACAAAGTCTCCTACTTTTTGTAGTGTAGTTTTTGGTTTAGTATAACCAAACTTTGTTCGGTTATTGTCTCCACCCCCACCACCAGATGAACTATTAGATCCCATTACTTACCAAATGTTAAAGAAGATTTAGTTTCAGATTTAACTTCTGTTTTTACTTCTGACTTAACTTCTTGATTAATACCCACACCATTATCTAAGTCATCCATATTACTAACAACTTTTTTTGCTGCAGGTTTCTTTTTTGTAAATGCTTTCTTAATTTTATCTAACATATTATTCTCCTAATAAAGTTTTAAGTTTAGTTTCTTCAGATTCTTGTAGACCAAGTGGTCCAGTAAGTATTGTAGACTTTCTACCTTTTCTTTTTCTTTCAATAGCAGCTTGTTCTTTTGCCATTTTTGCTTCTTCTTCTGGTGAAAGTTCTGGTTCTGGCGCTTCAACAGGAGCCGGTGGTGGTGGCAACGCTGGCATTTTTGGTTTGAATATTGATCCCATAATTAAATAATCCTATAACTATTATCTGCTACACTTTGTGGCGCAGTTTGTCTAGTATTTAATTCTTGTAAACCCACTGCTAGATACCTCATCGCATCGCAAGCATGACTACTCCAATCATGCACAGGCTTTGATCTAAACATTCTTGACTTGTCTACATACTTCCTGTGGTAATGTCTTAACGCATCTATTAACTTTTTGCAATGGTCTGTATCAAACCAACATCTGTTGAGCAACATGGTTACTGCATGAATACCTTCTTCTACTGGTAGCTTCGGTACTACCTTAAACCTAACTCCTAACTGATACGCTATCTCTCTTCTGGTTTTGCCATTGCCAAACTCCTGTACATCAATGTCGTGTGGCGCATAGTGATCTTTGTAAATGTAAGGTTTTTCGTTTAGCATCTGAATATAGTGAGGTAAGCCATGACCTCTTTCTTCATGGTAATCTATTATCTGTACTGCCGTACCTTTCTGTTGAAAAAATATTATACTACTGTGGTCTGCGACACCGAGATCCCAGGCAGTAGAGACAGGCAAAGTGGGATCGTAGGGAACTCTAGCTAATTGTTTTTTGTCATCTAGTTTTGCTATCTCTTCTCCGTATATGGCTCCTTCAATGTTGGCTATCCAATCACACTCAAATTCTTGTAGGTACTTCTTCTCACCCATAACTTCTTTTGCTTTGTCTAACTCTTCCTGGTCAACTATTTTTGTTTCACTTGCTTTAGCTTTGTAGTTAAACCAATCTTCTGCGCCATTGGCGTGTTGGTAGAGATCATAGAAGTTATTGTTCATTCCTGCTGGAGTTCCAATAAAAACACAATAACCTTTTCTGTCAGAAAGAGCCGGTCTAATTATCTCTGCAAATAGTTTGCCGTCTATATTTGCGTACTCATCTATGACGCAGCCATCCAAGTATATACCTCTAAGACCATCCGAGTTCTCTGCACCTAGTAATGTTATCCTAGCACCATTAGGCAAATCTACTCTTAACTCTGTTTCATTGAACTTTGTTGATGGGATTTTATCAGTAAATTGTTTCATATAATCCCAGGCAATGCTTTTTGCCTGCTTAAATGTAGGAGCAATATATGCAAATCTTGGGTTCTTATGTGGACACATTAATGCAGATTTAATTAAGTGGTTGATCATGCATACTGTTTTACCGAACCTTCTGTGGCAAACTAGCACACTCCACCTGTGGTTGTTAATCTGTTTATGTAGAAATGCTTGATGTTTTCTTGGTGTATAAGGAATTTTAATATTCATTAGTGTATCATTTTTGATCTATCACTATAATCTATTGGTTGATAATCTACTCCTAGTGTTACCATTACATAGTTTATAAATAAATCTGCAGATTGTTTGTTAGGTATGCCAATAAACTTTACTGTTACTGAATTAGTTTTCTCATCTATAAAAGCAATACAATCAAAATCGTCTGTGTCTAGATAAGCCATATACCATATCTAGTGGATTTGAAAAAAAATAAAACAAAAAAGTGTTTCTGTATAACTGGCTAGGTGTTTGTGTGTCTGTGTGTATGGGTGTTGAAATTATCCATGTATATATATGTATAACATCGCCGGTAAAATCTGGGGTATAGGGGGTAGTTGCGAATGATAATCATTCTCAAATAAATAGTAAATAAGGTTGATATAATTATTATTACTATTGATAACAAAAATATATCGTTAACTATTTTATAAGGATTTTCTTATAACCTGGAATTATCGGAAATTTTTAGATCCGATTGTCATAATGCGTAAACAGAAAATTGATTGCTTTGTTTTTGGATAGTGAATTAACTCTAATTTTAACTCTAATTCTAATTCCAATTTAAATAAACATTAGAATTATTCTAATCTATATATGCGTCAATCTGTCATGTTATAATTTTTAATTATATCCTTAAATTGACCTTATAAGTTAAATTAAACAACAAAGGAAAAAAACAATGGATAATAAAACAAAAAAAAGATTTTTAAATAATCTTGATTTTGCAAAAAATGAATTAGAAAACCTACAAAATGATAGAGGTTTTCGAGATTATCATAATAGTGAAAATCATGATGAAATAATCAAAAAATTTTATGATGTAACAGATCATATTGAAGATTTAATTGAAGAGTTAAAAGAGGGGGTCAATAATGGAAATTAAAGTATCAATTAAAACTGTTTACGGGGTTGAACGAATATACCCAAAATGCAAGATTTCAAACTCATTTTCAAGATTAATGCGTAAAAAAACATTTGACCGGGAAGAGATCCAGGAAATAAAAACAATGGGTTACTCTGTCGAAGTTGTTACAGAAACTTTATAAAGGGGGTTAATTATGTTTACTAGATTATTTAAAAAAATAGACGGCTTAATGCAAAATTTAACATTAATAACAATTTATCTTATTTTTGCTTATTTTATGGTTCAAATATTAAGATATATTTTATTTATTTAATGCGACATTTTGGCAATATAAAAGCAATAAAAAATAAATATTATTTAAAAAAAATGAAAGGAAAAAAAAACAATGGAAAAAATGACAATAGAACAATTAAGAAATAGATCTTATAAAATACCAGGCAATCTATTAAGAAAGGGGGATAATCCCAAATTAAATAAACACACAAAAATTGAAGAGTTAAAAAAATATTGGGAAATGCATTTGAATTTAATCCCGGCTTCAATTTCCGGGTTCAATACTTGTGGTAGTTCATCCGAGGGTTGCCGAAATGCTTGTCTTCACGCTTCCGGAAATCCGGTTTTTATGAGCCAAAAAACATTGGGTCGAACTAATAGAACTCTATTTTATTTCAAAGAGCGTGCAAAATTTTTATCTATGGCTTCAAAGGAATTAAGAAATTTTGAAATTCTTTGTAAAAAGCACGGATTAAAACCGGTTGTAAGATTAAACACAACCTCGGATATTATGTGGGAAAATCATAATTTAATCCAAACTTTTAAAAATATTCAATTTTACGATTATACAAAACATTTTAAACGTATGATGAAATATTTAAAGGGGGAATTGCCGGAAAATTATCATTTAACATTTTCATTAAACGAAAAAAATCACAAAGAGGGTTTTGAAGTTTTAAAGTGTGGGGGAAATGTTGCAATGGTTTTTAGAAATACACCCCCGGAAACTTATAAAGGCTATAATGTAATAAATGGGGATCTTCACGATTTAAGATTTACAGATCCTAAAAATGTGATTGTAGGCTTAAAAGAAAAACCATTTTTAAACCCGGAAACCGGCAAAAAAGAGCGTGACAATTCCGGATTTGTAATTGATTTATAAACTAACCAAAGAAAGGAAAAAAACAAATGGCAACACTTAAACAACTAGTACAAATACAAAGCGCAATTGATAAAAGAGCAATTGCAAGCGACACCCTGGAAACCCTGGAAAATAATTATTATTATTCAAAGTCTAAGGGTATTAATATTAAATTTGGAGATATGCATATCGATCACTTTTTGCGCTCTTTAAATTTGGATACAGAAAAAAAAGACAACAGGGATATTGAAACGGCTAAGGTAATATTAGAGCAAAAAATAACATTAAAAAAAATAGAAAGGCTTTTAAATGAATTGGAAGGATAAAAGAATAAAAGAAATTAATTTAGATATTTCCGAAACAAAAAAGAAATATAATTTTAATTTACATAGTTATTATGTCGTTGAATATTGCGATATTTTAAGTTCAAAATGTGAAAGTTTTGAAGAGTTTAAAAAAGAAAGGGGGGAAATTTGACAGATATTAATTTTTATTTTTCAGTAACAATATTATTTTTAATAATAGTTTTAATTATAACAATCTAGAAAGGATATAAAAAAAAATGAAAAAAAAATACTTAGTAAAATTCAATTGTATTATTGGGGAATATGAGCATTTAGAAACTTATATTTTTGATAAACAAATGTCAGAATATGGATATTGCAAAAAGTTTTGGGGTTTATCTAAAAAGAACGAATTAAAAACAAATGTTTTTTGGGATGATTTTGAAATGAATGCAATAGAGGTTTATTCAGAAACTGAAATTACAAAAAATCAAGCTAATAAATTAAAGGAATTGGGGGTTGCTTAATGCCAGATCAAACAATAGATGAAATAAGAATAGTACAAGAAATAAACAAAGCAAGAAATCATGAAAGAAAAATGAGTGATCGACAAAGAAAACATGAGTTGTTTATAGACGGCAGAAAACAATTAGATAACTTAGCAAATGCTTATAACAAAGCAGAAAACTTAGAGTTTAAAAAACTTTATAAAGATAAATGGTTTAAGTTAATAAAAGTTTATGCAAACAAAATAGAAAGGAAATAATAATATGCAAGACTATAAAATAAAACAAGATGAATACAAAAAATCTGTTGAAGTATTACATGAATTGATTGACAGAAAAAGAGATCAAATTTTTGATAATGAAGACAATGAAATATATCAAAAACATTTGGAAAGTTTAAGGTGCAGTATAGAATTAATTGAGGAAGATATACCCTATCTTAATCCAAACTATTAATGATTAAACATAATTTAGAAGAGTTAAAAAAACAAACTCTAATAAATATTTTGAGTGCTAAAGGAATTATTTACACTCACTATAAAAACAAACAACTAAACAATAAGGAAAATAAAAATGACACTAAGCAAATACGAAGCGTGGCTACAAATGGCTAAGAGTGGAGAAGCAATAACTTATCATGAGGGTTATTTAGCAAAAGATAGATTTTATGACTATTCCAAAAGGGATATAGCAAATTTATTTATGCGTGCTTATGAAAGTAAAATTGTTACTTTATTTCAAAAACGTGTTGAATATGGGAACGCAAATCATGATCCTAAATTTCAATACATTGCTAAAAAATTATAATTAATCTTTATTATCTGGGGGTATATCAGTTATATCCCCGGATACATCAATCAAATCATCGTTGTTATCTTCCCAGGATATAGTCATTTTAGTATCAATATTTTGTTTAATAGGTTTATTATCACTATATAAATCGGATACCTTGCCGGCAATCCATTGGATAAACTTTGTTTTCTCACGGATAAATAATATTTCTTGTGGAGATTCAATTTCTTGATAGCTAAAAACTTGCAACAGTTTGTCTATTAGAGTTTGGATACCTAATTTTCTTGCTTCAGTTATCTTATGCTCTGCTTCTGGATTTTTTTTTAAGTAATGATAAAACTTCATCAAACTGAACGGATACTGCTTTTCCTCTAGTATCTCTGTAAGGGTTAACCCTCTTACCAATTTTTCTTCTATGGTAGATAGATTTTCCTTTGTTATCAATTCTTGGTTTGGTTTTTGTGTAATAGTATTCTTTGATTTGTTCATCTGTATAGTTCCTAAATTGTAGTAGTTTGGATAATTGTCTTATTCTTGTCTCATCTGTATAGTTAGCTTTATTAAATTTATCAAAATTCTGATAGCCATGAAATTTACATTTAAATAACTTACCACCAGATAATGGATACCCTTTCATTCTACAAGGTATTTTCTTACCTTGTCTTAATCCAGCTCTAGTAAAACCTTGACAAAAAACTTTCTGCTGCGCTCTTCCAGGCATTACTTATTTTCCCATGGTTTGATCCCATTACGTTTATTGTATTCAACTTTTTCTCTGTATCTTGGGTTAGCTTGTTTCTTTATTCTGGACAATGCGCTCAATATTTTATCAGAATTAACATAAGTCGCTTTGCTTTCTCGTTCCTTGTCTTCTTTCAGTTGAATGGCTTGCTTACATAAATAAACATTTACAGTTTCTTGTTTTAGTTCATCCAGGGGTAGCTTGGATAATTCATCTAATATCTTCGAAGTATCCCCTGCAAAACTCTTAACTATTTTACCTATATTATTAATGGATATTGTTTCTTCTAATGTAGTCGTATTACGGCTATCTCGTGTCGGTGACACGGCTATCTGGGTTGGCTCGTAAAGTTTTTCGGCTCGCAAAAATACCTCATTTACTACATAAGTTTTACCAGATCTACCTCTTATAGATTTAACAATATTTAATTTATTTAAAGTTTCCAGGCATTCTTTGATAGTGGTCCGGCAAAGACCTGTATCTTTATGGATTGTTTCATGTCTCAAGCCTGCCTTATATCCATTTTTTTTCCAGGCATATTTCATTACAGACAAGAAAACATTTAAACAATAAGACTTCTTAACCCCATCCAATATATCCATATGATGATATAATTTATAGGTTATGTGCAAAAATCCTCTACTTACGTTCATTATTTATCCTTTCTTTTTTTAGATTTACAATTTAATTTATGGTGGTCATGCAAGGATCTCAAGATTTTAACCCATTGGTCCTCATTCATTATCTTAAACTCTGTCTTAGAGCCTGTTATACGCTTAATCCTAAAGATTAGGCTTGTCTGGTCCAGTTCCTTATAGAAAACTAAAAAACAAGGTATATTTAAGCGACTAGCGATGATCTTTGACAGGGTTGTAGCTTTAAATTTCTGACCTTTGTCATAGCACGTCTCAATTATAGCTAAAGGTTCATAACAATAAGCGCAGCACTCGACAGAATCAACATCAATATAAGCAATTCCGTCATATTTTCGATGAAAATCTGAATATAATCCATTACTAAAAGCATATACATCTCTAGCCATTATTTTTTTAATATCCTTATTTCGTTTTCTTTCTCTTCAATCTCTTTTTCAAGCGCAAAAATTATATTTTCTTGTTTTTTTATAAATTTCTTGGCTCGTTCTAATTCTTTTTTACAATCAGTTTCGTCAAAAATTCCAGAATATGTCATTTTTCATATATTATTTTTTTAACTACTGATCTAGGATAAGCAGTTATATTTCCAACAGATAGTTTATCTTCATCATAAAAAAATGAGGTAAATATTTTTACTACTTTAGAATCTTTATAATATAGGTATCCTATATCCTCGCACCAGGTATAGCTAAATTTATCAACATCTGCCAGATCATCGTACCATTGACTTGAGCTGCATATATCAACCCAAATAATACGAACTTTCTTGTAAGGTAGTTTTTTTTTGATCATTTTCATTCCGTTATATAAATATAATCATCCGTTGACAACTACTATAAATGCCTGTAATACCTAACAAAAAATGGAAAACAAAAAAATAGAAAAAGCATTTTCAATATTTAATGGTGGAGAAGGATTGGATCATTGGTCTTACTCATCTACTAGTACACCTTTTTCAAAAAATATTATTGGTTACAGTTTCCCTCAAGAAGTTAGAAGGAAGTTTCCATTTAGATACAAAGCAAATTTTGGTAACCTAGTAAACAATGTGGTCCAGAAACAAATTGCAGATGTAATTTATAAATCAAAGACAATCAAAGAGACAGAATGGGATCGAGATTATAAAGTTTGTTTCGATCAAGAAAAAGAAAACATAAATGCAAACCCACCGGTTGACGCAAAAGATAAGTATGGCAGAGAAGCGATGATTAAGTTTGCAGAAGATTGTATTCCAATTACAAAAAAAGTTGTGCAGCAGATTGTTGAAAAAGATAAATTAGTTTGCGAAAGATATGTTGAACTAAAAGAATTTGATATGATTAAGCCTGTCATTGGTCGTATTGATTATGAGACTAAAACAAAATTTATAGAATTAAAAACTAAACCACCTAATTTAAGGAAGGTTAAAGGTAAAGAAGAGTGGAACATGATCACTCAAGAATTACCTAGTGAACCAACAATAGAAAACCTTACACAAACTTCGTTCTACTACATGGCAACAAAGAAGATACCTTACTTGGTATATGTTAATGATAAAGATTATGTCATTTTTGATAAAAGCCATGAGTTAATGAAGGCAGACCATTTGCAATATCTTTATAACAAAATGATTGATAAGATTTTGTTGTGGGAGAAGATGATTATGTTTTGTGAAGGCAACATTGAGAAGTTAGCTTTGATGATGGAGCCACCGGATCTTAATCATTTCTTTTACTACAAAGATTTAGCAGATGAACAAAAACAATTAATAACCAAACTATGGGGAATAAAATATGAGTAGTGAAACAAACGTATATCAAATGAAGGGAAACAATATGAGTAATATACACAAGAAACTTTACAATGCTTGTAATAAAGCAAGTGGTGTAAAAAAAGGAAATAAGAATGGCGCACCTTTTAGTCCACTATTGCATGATGATGTGCAAAGAGTGGCAATGGCAGCTTTTTTAGAAAATGGTTTATATCCAACCTGCAATTATGTAACAGACATTACAGATAGATATGTAGTTGTTACTTGCACTATGAGAATAACTGACATCGATGATCCAAAAAGTTTTATTGTGATCGATGGATGTACTGCTATGGGTGGATTAGATAAGTACGGAACAGGTCAAGCAATGTCATACAGTAGAAAGTATGCGTTCTTGAATGCGCTAAACTTAAAGACAGGAATGGATTTAGAAGATGGTTACAATGCTAAACCATTTCAACAAAATTCTGTAGAGCAATCTTCAGAACCTACATACATGGATGATGAAGTGGATGTAGAAGAGATCATCAAAAGGATCGAACAAACTAAAACTACTAAACAATTATCAGTAGTTAAGAGCCAAGTTAGATCAGTTGTTGGTCATCTTAAAACTAATAACTTCAAAGCATACGAACAGATCAGAGATCGTTCTGCTGCGCATGAAGTCAAACTAACAAATAATAAACAACAATTTTTAGATAACTAATTGTTGTTTATATAACTAAGGAGTAAACATGGATAATCAATCCGACAAGATATACATCAACCTAACCAAGAATAAAGATTGGAAGTCTCCAACAGATAAACTTCCTGTCTATGTGGGTCCAAAAAATATGAAGCACCCAGATAAGAACTGGACTATTGGTGTAAACATAAATGGTAAGTGGTATAACCAGGCTGCCTTTCCGTCTAAAGATCAAGACGGCAATGTCAAGGAAGGTGAGTTGACAGTAATTTTAACACCAAGTGGAGCAGGTAAACCTGCGAATAATAGCTTTGCAAAAGCTAATGATGGTGGTAATAACGAATATACCTTTTAACTTAGGCTAAAGGGTATCTAGCAGGGTGGGGTTTTTTTTCCCTTTCCGTTTTCCCCACCTTGCTTAAAAAAGGATTTAATATGACAGACAATATAAAAGAACCAGAACACTATATAGCAAATAAGATTGAACCTATTGATTTTATAATTCAAAATAATTTTGATTTTTGTGAAGGCAATGTAATTAAATATATTTCTAGATATAAAAGAAAGAATGGTATTGAAGATCTTAAAAAAGCTAAACAGTATATAGATTTTTTAATCAAAAAAGAAGTTGAAAAAACTAAATAAGTATGACAAAATTTAAAAGAATTATCAATGGAGAGTGTCATTTTCAAATGATCGAACTCTTTGATGATGTAAAGAAGGCTGCAAACAACTCGAATAGAGGAGAGTTTGTAGAAGTAAAAATCGATAACTTAAAGTACGATTTTACAACAGTAGCAAAGGAGCATGATGGAAGACATCAAAGTTCGTCTGCAAAAGCTAAAGGATCTTCAAGCGAAGAAACACAAGAAGTTCCTGGAAGCAAAGTACAGAGTAAATAAGTATCAACAAGATTCTTATAAATTACTTTGGCAAATAGAGCAGACAAAAGAAAAGTTAATGGCAAGTTAAGTTATTAACTTAATAGTTGAAAAAAAAGAAAGGAAAACGTAGGGGATCTATGACTATAAATGTAAGCATACACTATAATAAACACATCAATAAATTAAATCAAAATCACTTTATCTATAAAGTTAAAAAAGCATTTTACCTTTTAACAAGCCAAGAAGAAAGATTATATGAGGTAGGGTTTTCAGAAGGATTTCTGTACGCAGCAGAACTAATGCAAAGACAACCAATAATGGATAGTAATAATAAAACTAAATTTGCTACTACTTTTAAAACAAAGAGCGCAAACTTGGAAGTCGTATCTAAACTTGTAGATAAAGTGTGTGAGAAATATACTGTAAGCAAACATGACATCTTCAGTAAAGGTAGAACAAGGGATGTAGTTCGAGCAAGAAGTATAATCTATAATCTATTATATGAAGGTTACAATGTTAGCTTATCTTCTATGGCTAGATTATTTAATCAAGATCATACCACAATCATTCACTCATTAAGAAACAAACAAGACAAGAAAAATTATTGGGGTCCAGAAAATTCTATCTGGGAAGAGTTTGAGGAATTAAAACAAATTACTTTTTAAATCCAGACTTCATATTCTTGTAAGCCTTCGCAGAGATTGTAGATTTAGATTTTGGATTCGATTTACCAGATCGTTTTTTCTTATTGATATTATAATAAAGACCCTTCTTTGCGATCTTACCAGTAGCTGTTTTGTGATAACCTTTTTTCATATTGCTCCTTATGTTGTTTAACTTTTAACTCACAGTAGTTGTCAAAGCAA